GCCGCAGGTTTCGGTGATTTGCGCGGTTGTCGATTTGCCTCTGGGAACGCCCTGGTTTAAAAGACGCCAGTAGGCGGAGGGAAGTCCGGTCCGGATTGTGGTCTTGTGCCCGGTCGGAAGGTTTCCTTCGATCCAGAGCATGTCGTCTAAGATTTCATTTGTCTGGGACAAAAGATTGATGATTTCGGCAATTTTTCCGTCATCGTCTATGCGTTTTGCCCAGTCAGCCAGTGTGAGCGCTGCAGGTCCGATAGTCGTTTGAGACATCTATTCACTCCTTATGAAGCATGAAGCAGGGAGCACGAAGAAAAGCGAAGGCCTCTATTCCCGCTACTTGCTTCCTTCTGTCATAGTTGGGTACATGTTTTCGAGAAGCTTTGCCCCCGTATCCTTCACGGGATTTCCGGTTAAGCTTCCGGGTTCTTTCAGCAAATTGCCCATCTTCACGAACATCTTGACGATTGCCGGGTTGTTGCCGGCCCCGGTCATGTTGAGCGCCTCTTTTAAGGCCGTCGCCTCCTTGGCGTCTTTCACGAACGGGTTTGACTCGCCCGGCACAAACACCTGGCTTGCTGCCGCAATCGAGCTTTCATACTTTGTCCCACCGATCTCCGGATCGGCTTTCACCTCGGCCTGCCATTTCGTTTGGGTCTCAGCCCACAACTTGTATGGCGCCTCTACCTGTGCGCGGATCTTCCCTCCGCCGAAATCGAGGAGCTTTTGCGCCTGCTCCTGGGTCAGGTCCAGCTCTTTTGCCAGCCCCTTGAACTCGGTTGCGCTCTGCTCATCGAGCGTTGTCCCTTCCGGGAGCGTAAACTCCGCATATTCCGCCGGCGCTTTCGGTGCCGGTTTTTCGGTATCCGGCTTTTTGATCGGCTTGCCTTCGGCGTCGAGCTTTTGCTTTCCCTCGGCGTCAAGCTCAAAGCCGTCTTTGTCGTATTTGGGCTCACCCTCGGTCTTCTTCTCACCCTCGGCCGCTTTCTTCTCACCGGTGGCGCCTTCTTTCCCCTGGCCGGTAGCGCCGTCTTCCACGGCGGCGCTTTTCTCCCCGCCAAGGATCTGCTCGGGCATCGTTACGCCCGTGCTGGTCGCGCCTGTCTCGATATTGGTTGCGCCGCCGGTGCTCTCGCTTGTCCCATCAGCCATAACTATTTCCCTTCTCTCGCTTTTCGTGCATTCGTCAGGAACTCATAGAGCTCCGGGTCCTCGCGCCGTATCCGGTCGACAAGATCGTGGTCAGGCGTGCACAGATGCTCCGCGCACTGCTCTTCGATCTCGTCGTTGAAACTCTTCCAGTCTCCGTTGTGGCCGTGCCACAGGTGGCAATTGAGATATCCCCCCTCCTCGCACAGGGTGATCAGGTTCTTTGGATCAAGCTCAAGCGCCGGCGCCAGGTGGAACGGATGCTTATGGTGCACTTGGAGGTCCGTGGGCCCCCCGCACCACCTGCAGCACGGCTCTTCAACCAGGTGCGCTTTCCGGACACGCTGCCACTCCGGAGAGCGAAGATGCGCCGGCTTGCCGGCGGCCAGGTCTCGGACCAGCGTCACGTGGCGTTGATGCTTAATTGCGTCTGTTACAATCCGAAGGTGTCGCTGCATCCAGGCTCTCCTCGGGGGCAATAAAAAAGGCGCACGTCGAGTGGTTGGGCACCCAACTGCGCCTTCCTTATTTCTTCGCCGCTCTCGCCTGGCCGGGCTAAAGCGGACCCCCTCCCTCAGTTTTTAAACGCTTATTCCGTCTTCTCCTGGTTCTCCAGAGCCATCTTCATATAAAACTCCGGACTGAGCCGGTTGATTTCACCGATGAGATGATTTCCCACGTCCCGCCGCCCTTCATTGAAGGCCATCACCAGGGCGTCGGTCGAAAACGAAAGATGAAATACCCCGCAGCGGGTGAGTAAATCCCACATCCAGATCCTGCCGCCAGGCGTGCCTAGGAAATCCCGCAGCGCCGCCTTCGCCTGCAGATCGCGCATCTTCTTGCTCTTCTGCCGCTGTGCAACGTGGTTTGCGTCGCCGGCGTTGTACGGGGTTTTCTCTTCGCCCATCAGGCACCTTTTAACTGTAATATGCCAGGGTCACGATGCAGGCAGCGTTTACCGCAACGCCAATCGTGGTGACGCCGTACAGTTGCCGCAGAGGCGGATTGGCCTCCGACGCCGAGCCGTTAGTGACATCACCTGAAGGTACCGCTGCTGCCCCGTTCATCAGAACGAATACATCCACATTCTGGCTCGCAGAGATCAAGACGAAGTTTGCTCCCGAAGGCACGTTCTGGCTCTTCGTCCCGGCGCCGGTAAAGTCCATGGCATTGATCGTGTTACTTTGCGGAATTCCAGCGACAAGCGGATACCCGTTTCCATCGACACCTTGAACAAGCCTGGTTGGTGTTGCCATTATTTAGAATCCTTTCTGTCGCCGTTTCTTGAAAGCGGCCAGAGTTTGTACGCTTCCGCCGCGAACCATAAAAGCGTGATGAGCAGAATCAGTGCCCAGGTTCCGACGACCACGTCAAAATGCTGGGTCATAAACGTGATCATTGTCCAGCAGCTCCAATCATCTTCATAAGTGCGTTCTGTCCGCCACCCACATCTGTCTCGGAAAGCGTCTTCGCCCCCTGAACGCCCGCCAAACTCATTTGTGCGGCCTGCTGCTGTGCCGCCTGTTGCGCCCGTTGTTTTCTTATGGCGTCCCTCTTCTGCTGCGCCACGATGAGCTTTTGGGTGACCCCGATCAGGTCCGCGTATTCCCGGACCGTTTCATCGAAGTCGACATTATCGAGGGCATCGGGCTTTGCTGCGGCCAGGTTTCCGACAAAGGCCACAAGCCGCTCGATCCCGGTTGTAGCCGTGCTCTTCTGGGCGTCGGCCAAAGTTGAGACGCACTCGATGTCAAGGGCCCGCCCGCGTATCTCGTGAGGCGCGGCAGGCACGAGCCCCGCACGGTGCATTACCGCAAAGAGCCGCTTGATGAAGGGATTTATCAACTCGAACTGCGAGCGCTCCAAAAACGGACCCAGCATCAGCATCTTTTCCTGCTTTCGCTCGATGATCTCGGTTGCGGTCCGCACGCTGTCGAGCTGAGAGATCATAAGGAAGAGATCGGCAAAGAAGGTGCTCTTTATGCGCTCTTCGGCCTTGGCGATCTTTTCCTCAGCCCCACGGATGTCCGGAGGCACCGTGTAGGCAGGCTTAAATCCGGATGCCCCAAGATTTGCCACATACGTTACGCCCCCCGGCAAAAGAGACGCCGGCTCGTTTTTCATGTTCACATCGGCGACCATCGGAGGATTTAAGACCTTGTCTATCGCCTGGGCCGTTCGCTTCTCCAGTTGCTGGAGCATCTTTGAAGCGCCGAGGCATTCCATTCCGGGACTCCGGCCGTAGGAGTCGTTTCCAATTACGTGCCAGCGGGGTGCGCAAAAGGGCATTTCAAAGTAGCCTTTAAGCTCCAACACCAGGTTTTGGCTCTGTCCCCACTCCCAGATGACCGAGCGGTATTTGCGCCCCCTCAGGCCCGGGATTTGAGGTGCGCGGTCGTCGTTTGGCTCGATCGCTTGAGCAACGTTCACTTCTTTGTCGAGCTGCCCGGAGGCCCAGAGCCCTTGCACCTGGGCGCTGCAATTGGCTTTGCCAAACCTTTCCACAACCTGGCCGCAGGTCAGGACATACTCTCGATAGAGCGTATCGATCTGGTTGCGTCCGGATGAGGCCAGGTAATACTCACCGGCAGTAAGCGTCTGGCAGCGGATAACATCGTCGTAGTCTTCCTCGATCAGCACGCACCCGGTGCCAAATACCCCAAGTTCCTCGTAGATCACGTGCAGAGCATTGTAGGCGTTACTCTGGGAGAGTACCGTCAGCATGCGCTTCGTGACCTCATCGAGCCACAACCGCACGGGGGTGTTGTCCGAAACGTCGAGATCGCGGATAGATAACCTGAACCAGGGACGGGCAGGAGAAGTGAGTCCGGCCATGAGTCCGGCCGATAGCGTGCGAGCAGATAACGTCGGCGTCTCGTTTATTATCCTCGATCCAACCGGATCGCCTCTTGTTGCCTGGTTGGGAGTCTGCAGATAGCGGCCGCGCCGGGGCAAAATGAAGTCGGAGAGCTGCCTCCAATGCTGCCAGTAGCTCCAGCGGTCGGTGCGAAGGCCAACCAGGCGCCTGTCGACGTATTTTCGAAGGTCCTGGATTTCTTTTGCAGCCGAAGAACTTTGCCGTGAAGGGGTTATCGGTATGATATCGCCCATTAGTGTCCTTTAAAATCCACCACAGAGACACAGAGAGCACAGAGGGAAAACCCTTGAGACCAGGAGGATCGGGGAGCGGGAATTTCCGCTTCACGCTTCTTGCTTCCTGCTTCGCGTTCAGTCAATTGCTTTTCCTCTGTGTTCTCCGTGTCTCCGTGGTGAGTAGTTTTTATGCTCCCAAAAGCGTCTTGCCACCGCTCGCGGTTGTGTTCGCAGGCGTTTGCAGGCCCTGAGGGCCGGTCAAAATCGTCTGGCTCGCCCCGTACGCTGCAGCAGCAAGATTGCGCTGATTTGCCCCCGCGCCCTGGACGCCGCTATCCGGCAGACTCGGGGGTGGCGCTGGAGCTGGCGGAGGCGCTGGAACCGATGGTGCTGAACCGAAACACATAGCTTAAAATCTCCAATTTAGGGATTTAGGAATTCTTCAATTCTTCAATTCCTCAATTCCTCAATTCTTAATTCCTCAATTCTTCTGCCCACTTAGCCAATGCCTCAATTCCCCGATTCTCAAACGACAATAGGATACCGCGACGGACCGGGCGTTATCAAACGGCAACCAGAAGCGGCAACGAGAAGCGGTAACCAGAAACGGCAACCAGAAGCGGCAAAATGCAGGCAAGGAAAAAAAATTGCCCCTCTTCGTGAAAGTTCAGCGCAGCGGATCATAGTCAAACATTGCCTGCCCCGGACCTGATCCGTGGACCTGGTTTTGAGGCCCCTCGCCGAACGGATCATATTCAGTCAGGGCAAAGGCGGGTTTTGCCGCCCGAGCCGACCTCAATGATACCGGCCAGGCAAATGAGATCGCAAGTGAATCCGCCCGGTTTGGGCTGGGCAGCCCGCGCCGTTTCATGTCCGCCTTGGCCTCGATCTGAATTTTGCCGTCCACCCTGCCGACCGTCTCGGGGCCGATCAGGTCATTGTAGAGTTTCTGGTCCGCAGGAATGGCCCCGCCCTCTTTCAGCCAGTCCCGCATGAGTTTCCACATTTCGGCGCGTTTGTTGAGGCACCCCGGATCTGCCGATTCTCCGGCAAACCAGACGAGCTGCCAGGATCTCCCGAGAGTTCTGCCGGCCGAAACGATGCCGGTCCCGAATCCTGCATCGATAAAAACCGCGTCGGCCCCTTCCGAGTCCTCCAGGTTCGCAATAATACCGGCTACCTGGATATCGTTATCGTTTTTCGGGATGGTCCTTAAAATTTCGAACGCAAGCCCCTGGCGCAGTCCTATCACCAGTTCGTCGTCTCCTTCCCAGGCCGGGTCACAGGTGAGAATTTTCGGCGCAAATCCATATTGGTCCGGCCGAAGATGGCGCCCGAAAGCCGCATCCACATCGGCCACGCTTATGAACTGCCGGGCCGACATGGCCGGGAACATGCCGCGCACGCGGACTTTGACGAAATCGGAGTCAATTCCGTAGTCGCCGATCCATTCGTCGATCTGGCCACGGTTAACGAATACGCTGGTGCGCGAATCGATCTGCCTTGTATTCCAACGATGCCGCCTCTTGCCGTTGAAGCAGTCTTTAAACCGCCCGGTATTTCGCGTGGGGTTGCCGAACACACACCAGATAATCTGTGTGCCCTCGTCGGTAAGCGCCCCTTCCGAAACCTCCCAGACCACGTCGGGAATCGCGCTCGCTTCGTCAAATATCAAAAGGATGCGCTTGCCCTTGTTGTGAAGGCCCGCAAAAGCCTCGGTGTTTCGCTCGCTCCACGGCACCATGTCGATTCGCCAGGTCTTTCGATGCTCGGGACTAACCGAGAAAATGGCGGTTGCCGTCAGCTCGAACAACTGCGAGCCAAACCAGCAAAGCCGAAACCACTTGGCAAGCTCGGCCCAGGTTTTCGTCTTGAGCTGCGTCTCGGTGTTCGCAGTAACTACGCCTTTGGTGTCCTTAAACGTACTCATAGCCCACAGGATCAGCCATGCGACAAAAGCGGATTTGCCTATCCCGTGCCCGCTTGCTATTGCCTCGCGGATGATCACACCGGCCGCGTCGTCGTCGAAGCCGTCAGAATGGGCGTTTCCCCAGCAGCCGCCCTTGGTTTGAGTGGCGCTCTCGGCCGGGGCTCCCACCGCCCGAAGTTTTGCCCCGATCTCTTCGAGCTGCTCGCGCTGCCACTGGTCGGGACCATCAAAACCCTCAAGCTCCCCCTTGCCCCAACCAAACGCAAAGAGCACCCAGCCGTAAGGGTCCAAAGCATAGCCGGCAAGATCGGCTGCCAGTTTCTTATGATCGGTCCCGGCTTTCGCCGGGATGACAGGGATGACGTTTGCTCGCACGCTTTCGCGCCTCCTCGAGTTCAGTCATAAATTCGGCGATCCCGGAGATTGGCGCCTCGTGGCTCTCCTTGTACTTATCCGGCATGAGGCACTTTGCCGCGAAAATTATCGACCTTGTATCCGGCGGCACATGTTTGTGGACTATTTTTACAACAACAGGCGGGAATGTGAGGGGCTTTTTTCTATGCTGGCACTCACTTTGCTGACTGTGCCCGCTTTCTGATTTCTGTGATTGTGCCCGTTTTTGTGCCCGGAACGGAATTTAGATAGGCTTCTTGCCTCGATGCTGCAAGCTCCAAATCCCCTTCACTCACGATATTGTACCGATCAAAGATAGATCGGGTCTTGTGGCCGGAAATCATCATAGCTACGCGCTCGGGTATCCCTGCCCGGACCATGTTGCGAACTGCCGTTCTCCTGAGATCGTGAAAAAGTTTTCCGGGTACTCCCGTATTTCTGCAAGCTGTTTCCCAGGGACAGCAAAAAGCTGTGATCCTGTCTGTTCCGGCTGCGTTCATGAATGCATATTCGGTCAGCTTGCCGCTTTGTTTCCGGGCCTGCCACAGATCGACGAAGATGTCTTTCAGTTCTGTATCCAAATAGACGAGTCGGCCTTTCCCGTTTTTGGTTTCCCCGGTGTTTAGCCCTACAGTTCCCCTATCCAGATCGACTTCAGACCACTTCAAGCCCAGGATTTCCTCTTTCCTCCATCCTGTCTTATAGGCAAAGGTGACCATCGGTTTTAGATACGAGGGAAGGGCATCCCGGACAGCGATAAAGTCCCCATGTTCGAAGAAGCCTTTACGCGGATTGCCTTCTTTGAGCATCGGAATATGGGGCACGCGGTCAACTTTGGGCGGGCTGCATTGTGCGCCCAGGTTTAACATGCGTTTTAATGCCGCAAGTTCTCGATTGATCGTACCCTTTACCACTCCGTCATTTAGTCGGCCCTCGATATATTGGCGTATTTTTGAGGTATCAATGTCGATTACCCGCATCCCGCCGAAAAACTTCTTTAAGTTGGTCACCCGGATTTCAGCATGTCGCAGGCTCTTCTTTTCGTTTATCCGGTAATCAGAAAGGAAGTCTTTGGACAGGTCATCGAACGTGACGCGGTTAAGCTGGATGTTGGGGGTCTTCCCCTGCTTCACTTCCGTGATCCGCTTTGAAAGCTCCAGTTGCGCCGTATCGTAGTCTCCGCTCCGGGTGCTTTCCCGGTAGGGCTTGCCGCCCTTGTAATACTTGATCCAGTAGATGTTGCCGCGAAGGTAGATGGACCCATCGAGCCGCCCGTTCTGTTTTGTGTTTCTCGGAATCTCTTTCATGGCCTTACGCCTCCCTTCTCTGGTCGGCTTCCATTGCCTGACGGAAAATATCAACGGCGACACTGTTTATCGAGGTTACTTTCTTCAGTCTGATCGTTTCCGTTGCCGCCTTGTCCCTGAGCCAGTCCGCTAATTCATCCGGCATTCTAAATGTTATGGCCTTCATCGGTTCCCCCTTTGGGTTAGATTGAACTGTAGGTTCATTATAAGCATTGAACCAATGATGTCAACCACAAAATGAAGGGGAAATGAGAGCCAGTGGCAAATGTTTGCATTATTCTTGACCGCTCTATTTTTTGTGACAGACTAGGCATTCAGCCCGGAAAATCTAAAAGACCCCTCCGACCAAGAGAGGAAAGCACATGGAAGCGTTGAAGACCATATTATTCGTGATCGGGATTCCCTCTGCGGTATTCGGTCTCTACAAGATTTTCGACTATCTCATCGAAAAAAAGCTGGCCGATGAGAGCTTTTTGAAGAAAGTTGCAGCCAGAGTCCGTCCATCCGTTATTTTTGACCACAAGGGGAGTATCCTTATTGACCAGGGAGGCATGGCTTACATTGATTCCATCGAGGTAGTGGGCACCCAAAGAAAGCCGCTTTTCCCTGAAAAAATTATCGTAAGACCGCTTAAGCACATGGATCACGCCCCGATTTTGACCACCTTGGAATCCGATGGCTTCAACCAGATAGCATCTAGAGGCCCGAAATACGATTGGGTATACACTCTCTATTATTTCATGACTACCGCAGGCGAAGAAGAAAGAAAAATGAGCAGATTTCGACTCGAAATCATCACCTAAGATTGCCTGTTCCGAAACCGGCAAACCCTTTGCCAGTATGGGGTTGAGGTTATTTTTGCCGGGGAAAATCAATCGGATTCCGTGGCGGGACCCTAAAACGGATACGTCCATTTTTCGCCTCGTTTGCGGAGTTCGGAATTGAAAAATTCGATCTGACGGGCACTATAGAAGCCGGAGCGCTCTTCCTCTGTCAACCCGACGTTAATGCCTTCCTTATAAACATAGAGTCGAGCAAGGCCACCGATAAGATTTTCTCGGCGTTCTCGCTCTCGGCTCTTTTTGCGCACGCTGGCGTCATATATGACCGATCCGCAAAATACGACGGCACCGAAAGCTTGGATCGCCGCGAAGACGTTTTGGGCAGTCTGTGAGTCCATCTCTTATCCCCTTCAAAGTGTCTACTGTTCGCTGTGTTCGTCAGCCCGCACAAGGGGATAATTTATAGCGTTTGCCCTTTTATTACACGAAAAAGTCTTCGTCATCCCGGCCCACCCTGGCCATAGTGCGCCCCGAACCGAAACCGGGCCGATTTTGGGTTATTCTTTTTCGGTATTCTTGCCGCTTTTCACAAGATGGAAGGATGCCCTTTGCTCTCCCGGTGACAATTCAAACGGGCAAGGCTCTCCCGATTTTGGGTCCCATTCATGAACGTACTTCCGGGCGCACTTTTTACAGAATACCGGCTGGTAAAGCGCCAACTGTATTAACTCATGTCCGAGTTGAATGACGGCTTCCTTCTCTTCCTCCGTGGCGGCATCTTTACCTTTGTACTTGTCCCTAATTTCGTTAGAGATTAGCCGGACGCGCCATTTGTCGGTAGTCGCCAATCCCAGGTAATCGAGCGTTTGAGAAAGGACTTCGGGCATCTCTTCACCGCATTGATCACACACGACTTTTAACATGGTCTCCTCCAGGCCCGGCTCATCACCGGGCCGGTTCGTTTAAAGCCGTTTCTTGTGCTCGCCACGGTCGCAGAAGTAAAGATCATCTTCAGTGATCGTGTCGTCAGTTATGATCTGATCTTCTGTCAGGTTGTCCCATTCTTCACTGGTCAGGCATTCTGCGCAGACCACTTGCCCCTCAATATGGGCACCTCTTACCTCATCACTCTTAACGTATCCCATTCTATCATCCTTTCTGCCTGGCTCATCACAGAAGCGAAAAAAGAAGCGTCAAACACAAGACTCCCACGGCGTAGAGACCGCCCGGCCCTCACGGAAACTGGCATCTTGTACTTGACGCTCAAAGTCAATAACTGTGGCTCTACGTTTGGGTTTCCTGAAACATAACATCTACGAAGCGAGCAGGAAAGTAGACGATCAATACTCTATGTTGAATCATCCCATATTAATAGGGCATTTTGCCCCATATTTGTAGGCTATTTTGACCCATAATGCCGCTACAAATAAGGTGTTGAAGTACACCTATGGGTGTATTTATAGGGCATTTTGGCCCATATAATAATCCAACAAAGTTATCGTGTATGAGTGGGACGTGGTACTGTAGACCTTCCCGTGCATTGTGCATATGTCTCTCTTCCGTGATAGGACCCCTCTGGAAGGCCCGTAGAGGCACGATCTGCCGGTCGGACGTGTCTAAGGTCGTTCGGTAGAATGCCGGTCACGCGGGCCTGACGTTCAGGGCCTTAGCTTTTTTGCTGCTCCGCCCCTGGCCCACCTCAAACTCGACGGCCATATCCTTCTCGATAAGGCCATTGCGTGCCGCGCTCGAATCCGCCGCATGGAAGAAAATGTCGCCGTCTTCGTCGTGACGAATGACAAAGCCGTATCCTATCGAAGGGTCGAACCATTTGACCGTGCCGCTCTTAGTCTCCATTTCCGCCGCCCTGCCGTGTAGGAAATCTAATCCCAGCTTACTCGCCGACATTTTCCCCTCCATATTCGCCGCCCTGCCGGGCTGGAAATCTAATATTCTTCCGGTTCTCCTCGGAAAAGAACTGGACTAACGCCTTGCCGACCACGGGAGAGACTCCCCGGACTTCTGACAGGGCCTTGCCGTATAAGCGCAAAAACTCCCCGGCGACCCTCGGGGAACTGGCCATAAGAACCGGCCATAATTCCGGCTTCAAATACAGTGCTATCGCCTGCCCGCTTAGCCCTATTTCGCCTTGGATTCCTCTCGGCATAAACGTCTTGAGCAAATTCCCGGCAATCGATCCCGCTAAATCCTGACTGCCCCGGCTGGCGAGTTGATCGACCAGGGTCTTGCGAAGCTCGAATTGCGACTTCATGGCAGTCGATAGACGCCGCAGGGTCATGTCTCCGGTGATCCGGCCCGTGAGGCCCTCGGGGCGAAGCATTAAGCCGCTCTCGATGTCCTTGATAATCCGGGTCGTCTCCGCGTACCCTGCCGTCATTTCCTTGTAACCCTCGACCCCAGCGTTTAGACTGTCCGCCAGTTCGGATCGGAGTTGCGATAGAAACGCCTCGGCGGGAGTACCGCGCTTTACCTGAGAAACGTAGGTCCCCAGCCGCTTCTTTAGAGCGTCCAGACCTGCGGCGCTTGTGTCTTCCCAGTTTACGATGTCTGCCATCGCACGCTTGACCACGGCACGGCCCTGGATGATCGGGCTTGTACTGAAGTCGAGCTTATAGCCGCCAGTCTCCCCCTTGCCCTCGACGACCGATAGGCCGGTGTCCGGGTCGGTGACGATCCGCTGCTCGGGGGAAGTCTGCTTAAAGCCGATGTCAAATTTCTCGGGGGCCGAAAGCTCCTCCATTTTGTCATATAGGTTACTCTTGATATCCTCCAGGAGTCGCGGATCGGATCGTACCTTTTCGAGTTGTTCCACGTATGCCGCGCCCCGGCCTTCCTTGATCGTGCCGAGTGCCGTTTGGGCCTGCTCGACAATTTCCTCGGGCAGGATAGAACCACGCATAGCTTTGTCAAACGCCGTCTGGCTCTTGAATACATTAACGCCTTTGAGGTTCTCCCCGGAGCGCACCGCCTCGGCCATAGACTCCTCACCGGCCCCGGTGAGCTTTCCTAGAACCTGCCGACCACCCTTGCCCACAAGGCTTGCTGCCCCGCCGAGAACCTTTCCTGCCGCCTGTCCGCCGACTTCCCAGCTTGCGCCCTCGACGCCCGCCCCTGCCGCCCCGTAGTTTCCCTCTTCCCCCAGGGGGTTCGGGCCTATCAGGGCCTCTTTGAGCGTGGGCTCCACGGTTTTGCCGGTTGCGTGCGCAATGATTTTTTGCTTGATCCAGTTCATTAATTGATCGGCAGTGACGGCCCCGCCAGCGGCCCCGGCTATGGTCGGAACAGGACCGCCGACGACATCTCCCGGAGTAGCAAGAATCCCCCCGGTTATCATACCGGCCGCTCTTGCGGGTCCACGCATCCGCTCGACGCCCTCGGGAGTCATACTATCGAGGAGGTTATCGGAGATTTCCCCCGGTGAAAGTGCCTGTTCCTGACCGATCACACGACCGAAGTCATCGACCATCGCCGGGGCTTCGCCCTTGGGTCTTACCTGCTCCTGGACGGGCGACTCTACACCCCCGGCCTTAAAAGCCTTAGCGGCCCGTGCGTACCGACCCTCGACATTCGGGATTCCGGGTCGTTCAAAGGTCTGCATGAATAGGCGGGTTGCCTCGGGGACGGTCTTAGCGTTTCGTAATGCCTCTACCGCGCCATGCTCGGAACTGTTCAATTCCTGGTCTACAAATTCCAGTTGCGTTTTGAAGGACGGTTCCTGCTCGCCCTTGCTCGCTGCATACTGGAACAGGGCCTTTCTTCGGGTCCCCGTCCATTGTGCCAGACCAAAACCGCCGCCGCCGCCCTTGCCGTATTCAGTGACAACGGGCTTCATCCCGTCCGATTCGTAACTCAAATTCCCGGTAATCCCGGCCGCCTGCTCGGGGCTCCATCCCTGACCCCGGAAATGCCGCATCGCAACCTCGTGCGGATCGGTCTTTGCGAGGTAGTCGGCCACATCGGTATAGCTGGCCCCCTGCTGCATCACGCCATCGATATCATAGCCGTACTGCTGGCTTAAATACCGGGCGATACTTTCGTCGTCTGCGCCTTGCGCTCGTACTTTTTGAATGTCGTAAGCCATGTTACCAACCCCCGTCGAGGACAGGTTTTAAGTTTCTCTGGCCGGGCTGGGGCGCTCCTTGCGGTGTGCCTGACGTGTGCGTACCTCCCGCAGCGGGCTCCGGTTCCAAGGCGCTGATATAATCGGGGCCGAAGCGCTTTGACAGGATGCCTCGGGATTTCGGAGAAAGGATTTGCATCTGTCCAAATGCCCCCATGCCCTGATCGTATTTTTGACGGAGAGCCCCCAGCCGGGAAAACATAAGCTCATAGCCCTCGTTTATAGCGGCATCAAGCTGCTCGGGGCTTTGTGAAGAGTTGATTCTACCTCTCCATGCTTTGATTTCCTGGTCTGACGCTCCCGTGCCCTTAAAGACGGCTGCAAGCTCGGAAGAAACCGCGTCTATGTCCATGCCGAATTTAGTGGTTCGCGGGTCCCCGGTCTCTGTCTCCAGGAAATTTGCCACGGTATTCCACGCGCCCCAGCTACGGTTATCAAGCTGCTTCGCGGACTTCTCCAGGCTGTTCAAATGGCCTACCAGTGTATTTATCGAGGTCACATTCCTTGCATCCGGCCCTGACGTGAAGGACTTTCGGACGGCCGCACGGGTCGAATACGTCGCGGCATTGAAAGCCGGGTCCTCTTCCTGTGCCGCCTGGATAATCCCCTGCCAGTAAGGCGACCGTAAAGCAAAGCTGCTCGGATAAGGAATCTCCCCGGCCACGAGCTTTTTAGCAAGCCCCCGCTGCTCAGGGGTGTAGGTGCCCCCGGTCAAATTCATCTCGGGGTGATGGGTCGTTTGCAAAAGGTCATTCCATTCTTTAGCGTCCGGCTCTCGCCCGTGCTCTTGTATGAAAGCCGCCTTCGCCACGCTCTCCTGCATCGATGGGGTAGGCTGTCCCTCCCGCTTGATCCGCTCTGCCTCGAAACTGGCGGAAATGGGCAAGAAACCGCCTTGAAGTAGCTGCTGGCCACGCGGGTCGTTCTTCGGTAACTGCATACTCTCCCCGGTCGAAGGCTTGCGCCAAAGCTGCATATCCGGGGCCTGTGGGAGTTGCTGAATCTTCGCCCCCTCGGGAACCGTGCCCATTTTGCTCATTTCCCCGGTAGGCGAGAGCCCGTAAACGTCCTGAGTCGGCACATAGTATGTCTTGCCGTTAATAGTCCGGGTCTGGCGGGTCGGGTCCGGGGGCGTGCCGTCAGGGACTTGCTCATAACCTTGAGCTTGGAGCCCCTGGTCAAGTTTGCCCTTGTCCGCGTATTGTTTGACCATTTGCCCCAGGGCCGTCTGGCCGAATGCCTCGACCAAGTTCGGCAAAACCTGTGCCCACGGGTTGCGCCTCTGGATCACAGTGTTATCCGGGCGCTTGAATTGACTGACATTATCCATCTTGATTTTCCCTTCTGTTTTTCAACTTTGCCGGTATGATGCTATCGGGCACCTTGATTACACTTACGGCCTGCTTCACTCTGCCATCCTCCCGGACATCGAAGCTGACGGCGTCGCCCAGCACAAAAGGCGGTATGCCGTCGGTAAAACGGAAAAAAACATCCGGCCCGTTGGGAGTTGCAATTAGGCCGTGAAAATGTCTAGGATCAACCCACTTGATGTGCCCCACCTGCATTTCATCCTCCCGTTGGGACCAGGGTTAGCTGGTCTCCGATATGGCCTTGGTCACCGCCTTGACGCGCTCGTTCTTATCCTTGCCGACTGCCTTCTGTGCGGGTGTAGCACGGCCCGGCTTCATGGTTTTTGCCCCCTCTGGCTTCGCTTTAGGGGCCAGTTGCGCTGGGGGAACAGAGGTTTGAAAGTCTTTCAGGCTGAACCCCTCTTTTGGCGGCAAACCCGCCCCGTACGTATAGCCCTCAACCCGTTTCTCGTGGTCTTTCTGTTGTGTGACTGCCTTTTTTAAACCATCGTAACTCTTCATGGTGCAAACTCCTTCCTGTAAAAAGACATCGTTTCGATTATCGAGAGCTATTCCGCCCGGCCCTTTTTGGTCTGCTCGTGAGCCGATTTCATCGCCTCCATGATCTCCTCCGATACCGCGTTCGAGCCCTGCTTATAGCGAGTCGCCACGCGCCCGACATGGGCGGCCGCTGCCTCTGCTAATTGCGCGGGGGTCAGGTTTCCTGCTTGCCCTGCTTGGAGAATCCGGTAAGCCGTTGCATCTACAAAGCTCGCTGCATCCTCGTCGGGGCCAACGAGGGTATTTCTGGCGCTCGTGTATTCGGCAATACGCCTTGCTTCGTCTTCAGTCATTTTCAAATTTCCTTTCTTCCGTTAGATTGTTAGCTCGTCTTCTTTTTCGCGAATTCCCCCAGCGGCGTCGGCCCAGGCTGCATCCTGGTTACGGGTGTCGATTTTGTCACCGCGCCCACTTTCCCAGGGCTTTCCGTAGAATTATCATCGCTTCGCTCGATCTTGACTTTTCCTTTTCCCTTCATGACAAACCGCCTTTCCTCTATTTGTAGAAGTGTTTTGTTTAGTTCTTCCTGCAAGGCTTTAGACGCTATCGCATTTAAGCCGCCATACATCGTCCAGTCATATTCTACTACAAGTAGGTGGTCCGGCATACTACTTCCTTTCAAGTTCGGGAAATAGCGCCATGCAGCTATCTTCGTTTAGCTTCAACGTAAGCGTCCACTTATCGCCAAACTCGCACTCAAGGTTAATGACCACGATCTTGTTACCATCAACCCCGGATACCGTAGCATCAAGTATAACTCCATGATGTATGCCACACGAAGGACACGGCAAGAGTGAGGGATGCTGTAGACGTTGTGTCTGGAACTTATAATGGGACCATTCCATCTCTAATCCTCCCTTCTTGATGTTCGAGGCTTGGGTTTCTTGCTGTCCTTGAAAGCATCCGCAAGCAGGTTGCGAAGGACCGTAAGTTTACCTATCAAGTCGTCAACAACCTCTAACGATTCCTCGGCAAGACCTATCAATGGATCAGGAGACGGTGCCACAAACCGGGGCTCCGGGAGCCAACGCCTTGCAAAACGATCATATTGGCCGTAAGTAAAGAAATGGCCGCCCTGCTCGATGTAACGGCCGTCAGCGCTCTCGACTATACAAGCCTCTTTTCGATGGTTGAACTTTGGGATTGCTTTTACTGCCATGTGTTACCCTTTCCTTGTGTTGGAATGTTAATGTATAGGACCTCGCCCCTTATTCATGGTCCCCATCATCGTCTTGAGAAAGTTCCTTGCCGAGTTCCCTGGTGATCTGTTTAGCATCGATTTCATACGGCGCACCCATACCCATAATCTTGCCGTCGTTCGGGTCCGGGGTGAACGAAACCACGTATTGAACCGTCTCCTCCTCGACCTGCACCCGCTGCGGAGGGTAGTCGCCGCCACATTTCAGGGCTTCCTTCAGCCCGCCGAGCGCAATCTGAGCGTCCGGGTTTTCGCAAATTTCGGCCAGCCTCTCCGCTCTCCGGGGTCTGCCCATGCCGACGTATTGAAGCCAGTCGCTCATGGCCGCCGTTATCTCGGGGGCTTTCATAAGCTGGCTTCCGATCTCCCTGGCGGATTTCCGGGTCTCGCAGTCATACGCCTGAAGCGCCGATTCCGTTTGGCTCAAGCCGGAACTTTTAAGCTCCAGGAACTTCCTCTGCTTCGGGGTTAATGCCTGCACACTGGGCGGGACAGTGAGACGCACGAGCTTTTTCCGCGCCCGGTAGTACGCCGATAGACTCACCCCGATGTGCCGGGTAATCTCTTCCGGGCTCTTGCCCTCTTCCTCCAGTTTTTTAAGTTCCCACAGATTAATTTTGGACATGCGCTGCTTTCCTCTCTGCCGGGAAGGCCCGGTCGTATCTCTTTTCAATCTCCCCCAGGTACTTTTCCAATAACGAGAATGTGACGTACTGTGCGGCCGTCCTGGACCCTGCAAAGATGAAGGGCACCCGATACCTGACCTGGAAGGCAAAGATGCTCTGTAGGGCACTGTGGGCACTCATATCGCTTCGATACCGGCCCTTGCTCACGTCCTCCAGGCTGGCCTCGACTACTACCGCCGCCAGTTCATAGTATCTGAGCTTGCCAAGCTCCCGCTCGAACCGCTCCCGGTTGCCGTTCATGAGGCACGCGATCAGGTCGTTTAGTTCCTTGCGCTCGATTGCCACCCGGTCCTCGAAGCCCGGTAAGCTGTAATCTCCTGCCGGAAGCGTGGCCCGCTCGGTTTCCGCCTGGAAGCCGGAAAAATCGAAAAATGCCTGCTCCCTTGTATCGATGATGATCTTCATGTCTTGCCTCGTAGTTGCCCGTCCGGGTCGGGTCTTTCCCCACCCATGTTGCCGGTCGGGGGTACAAACCGATTGGACCCCTTTCCATTCGTCCGGGAGGGGTGAAGATAGCGTTATGCTCGCCCCCAGCCTCAATCGCCGAAACCGTTCAAAAGGGTCAAAAGTTCACAAAGGTCCTTCGCCGTCATCCTCGCCCCTGAAAGCCCCGTCCAAAGCCACCCTCGGCCCGCAAACGGGTTCTTAACCCGAAGGCCAAGGCCCCCAAGCTGCTGGAATGATACGAGTAATCGGCATCGGGGTTGCTCACTTGTAACCCGCTTGTAGCTCTGCGCCCTCTTGCCCATCTCCATGCTCTACACATAGCGGGCCTCGTGTCGCCCTGGTAAAGCATCGAGGTCTTTGGCCTGGAAGTACAGCTTACCCCTCGGAGTGAACCGAATGAAGGGAACATCCCCAGCCCATACGCGCTCTCTCAGCGTCCACACCCCCAGGCCGGTGTATTCGCTGGCCTGCTTTAGCGTAAGGAGCATTGGATTAGCAATCCGCTGCACCTTTTCCGGCCCTTGTCCCGTAAGGGTTTCCGGGGCTATGTGCCCAGGATTGTGCTCACAATCTTGCTCCATTTGCGCCGCCATTGGTTCTTGTCCTCGCTTCCGATCACGGTTCATCTTCAACATCACGCAAACCCTTTGCTAGAGCAACTCCGGGGGGGGGCAGAATCGGACGGGACCCCTTTGGGAATGGACCCCAGGGCACCCCCGGCCCAAGCCCCGTAAGGCTTTGCGGGTCCCCTTGCATATACCCCCGCCTGCGACTCCAGCTTTGCCGGGAAGTTCAAGCGCCGCACCCGCCGCTCTGAAAATCCATATAGGGTCCCTTTTCCCATCCCTGGCTCCATACGTTGCTCCGCCTCTCCCCATCACCAAATGAGCCCCTTCCCGTAATAGAGGCCGTCTCTAAATCCATTTTCCCGCTCTTTTCGTTCGCGTACGGGATATTCTGCCGCCGCGCAGTTATCGAGTTCGCACCGCAGCATATCGATATCCTTGGCCGTTCTCATCGCGAGCTTTTTGGCCTTGGAGGATTTGTTATAGGACACCCCTACCAGGAAGAGGTCATGGAGTAGGGCCTGTAATCTTTGGCCTATCCGCTCATGGTCTTCGAATGTCATGCCTTTCTTTTCGGATTTTCTACACGGTCCCATCTTCGGTCCCCCCTTCAGCTTCGAGTCTCTGCTGTCTCCGATGTTCTTCGAGTTCCTTCAGCCACTCCGGTTTACCGGCACTCTGGCCGCCCTGGTTGGAATAGTTGCCGTCTATCACTTTCGAGAAGTTAGCCGCCTTGATTAACCAGGGCAGATTGGCCATGAAGTCGTTTTTGCGTCCCATCAGGAAGTCCGATTTCTTCACCCGCGTAAAAAAGCCCTCCCACCATTTCAAGTCCCGGCACTCTGCCTTCGAGTTCCATCTGCCCCGCAGGCTCTTTTGACGCTCTGCACCCCAATCGACTATTTTCGGCAGTTCCGGGAGCATCCGGTGATAAAGGTCCACTATCTCGGAATGAGGACATCTGCATCCATTGGAGTCTGAGGAAAGCTCCTCAGACGAGAACGCCGTAAGGCGTTCTTTCTTTTTGTCTTTGCTCTTGCTGTCTTTCTTTATGTCTTTTATGGGTGCAAAGGTTTGCACTACTAAACCGCCATTCTTTGCACTACTAAAAGTGCCATTCTTTGCACTACTAACATTTCTTTGCACTACTAAATCCGCAGATTTTATCTGGGTATTACTGAGTGATTCCGGCTGGTTACTAGATGCATTCACATTTCCTTGCACTACTAAATCCGAACATTTTACATTTGAAGCATATGATTCTTTTAGTTGTTTCAATAACTTACGGTATTGGGGTGATTTTTCTTCCGGTTTCCAGATCGAATAATCTTCCTGGATAGCGATAATATTGGGTTTGTTCTTAATCCCTCGGCCTCTTCGCCTCTTCACGGTTATCATGCGCTTGGCTTCGAGGTTCGAGACGGCATATTCAACGGTCCGCAAGCTCAAATTTGTAAGCTCCGCCAACCGTGAGTAAGAGATTTCGGCCTCTTTTTTGTTCCACCCATAGGTGAGACGACCAATAGCGAATACGACCAGAGCATCGGCCCCACGAAGGCCAGAACGCAACATAGCGTCGTAGATTTCGTTCGGGGTTAGCGTAAACCCTTTTTTAAGTGGCGGGTTCGCCATTATTTGCACTCTCCGCCATGATCCAGGACGGTAAAGGCCAACTCGAACAGCTTCCGGTCGCAGTCCTTGGCCCCGTTCAAGCGGTCTTTAAGGCGCTGGACGGCACGTTTAACAGTGCGACTGCTCAACCTTGTGAGTTGCTCCAGCCCCGAAATGGTTACGTCGTCCGGCGTTTTGTCGGAACCGTAGGCGAGACGGATAATAGCTGTTAGGACCTGGCCCTCAGATCCACCGGGGGCAGAACGTCCCAAAACATCGAGGATTTCGTTCGGGATATACAGAAACCCATCTTCGGCCAGATCGCTCGGGTATTTGTTGATCGTAGGTATGCGCTTGACATTTCTACCGGCTTCGATCATGATATCTCCTATCGTTTTGGTTTTGTTTTTTGCTGTTGCCCCGGTCGCCGCCGGGGTTTTTTTTGCCCCGAGTTCACCCCATTCCCCACGAGCCCATCGTTTTGCTACTCTGCGGCGCTGGCCGCGACCATTTCCACGAACTTATCGACGCGGAGAAAGACACGACCTCCAATTTTGCAGAAAAGCCCGCGATGTTTGCGGTCTCTTGCCCAGGTCCGAAAAGTCTCCAACCTTATCGGACAGTCGGGAAGCTCTTCGCCCACTTTCGAAATCCGTACTAAATTTTTCATGGCCCTTCGATGTTCCACCCATTGCTGATTCATCACCCCATCTCCTTTCAAGCCCGCAGTTAAAGCCACGCCCCTTGCGACCCAGCGCGACGCCCACCTGGATTACAAGCCTCTGTAAAGGCGAATATGGCCCGGTTTAGATTGACAAGTAGGGAAGAAAAGATTTAAATGGCAGGTAAGGTCGAACTGGCAAAGTTACCGACCTGCCGTACAAAGGGGCCTGCGCCTGCAAAACGTAGGTCCTTTGTCTTTTCCCCGTGTTCTTATCGTTCGCGCATAGTATAGTAAAAACTTTCCCGCAAAATGTGACTTTCTACAAAAGTGTAATAAAAGCGGTAGCTTATAAGCAGATGGAAAGCGTAGGCCCTAGTCTTTTCGGGGGCGAGTATCGGTGATCGGTAGCCCGGAGCCTGCCCGGCGATGACATCCAGACGACGACCTGGACGATGACGACGACCTGCAAATGGTCGCCCCTGCTATGTGTCCAGGTGTACCCAAGGTGTGCCCAAACCATCTCGAAAAACCTAAAATAAACCATCTCCATGCTACTCCATCCAACATAAGAAAAGAGCCGAAACCCTTATGTGGCGGGGATTCCGGCTCTGTGCTTAGGTTTTAAGGTTTGACCAAAAATGGTCTATTTTTACAACAACGTGCCTATCCACTGTGATGGTTTCGCCTGTTAGAGGGTCAAGTTCTTCGACCTTTCGCAGTTCCTCGGTTTTCTCCTCATAGAAGTAGCCTTCGATCCGCTTAAAGAGGCTTTGCTCCGTGCGTTCGGACATATTCTCAATGTGTTTTGCCTTCCGTGCCAT